TCCTTCTGGTGTGCGCTTAACCTCGAGTAAGGGCTCTTTGACTGGCCGACATAGACGATCTCATCACCATCAAAGAGAACGTAGATACATGGCCTAAAGATCTTTCCTGTAGCCCACTTCTTTCTGTGCGGAGTTTGGTCTGGCTTGGGGTCGTAGGGTATAGCCTTGTTGACCTCGACCTCTACAATCTTTTCCTTGTAAATGGTGTATTGCTCTTCTTGAAGTTCCTTGATGCGAAAAACTGCTTCCTCAATGCTTTGAAGCTTTTCTAAACAAGCATCATCTCTTGCCTTCTTCGCGCCCTCAAAAAACTTATCGAGATCTGTGTCCATAGAGTTGCCATAAGGACCAAGCGTCTGTGTTACTGGGCTGTAGTTATTAACACTAAAGCCTAGAGCAGCTCCTGAAGTGTTAAAATACACTCCGCCAGTACTATCTCCAACAAACCTCGTTCCTATTATTTTTAACTCACTAGACATCAGCATTCCTTTTGCTTAACACTAAGAAGCCTATCATACACAATTTGTAACTTACAATTTTTTTTAGTAAGGGGTTGCTAATTTATTTTTTATCCCTAGAATGTGTTGTGTGGTTGGTTAGTGATAGATGGATAGATAGTTAAGGAGTCTAAAATGAGCGAATTTAATTCGTTGGTAATGCAATTGGTTTCGGCACAACGCAAAAAAGCAGAGATAGATGAGTGTATTAAAGGTCTAAAGAAAAAGATTTTAAATACAGAAGAAGCTTCTCAAGTCTTAACCCCCTTGTCCAATGAGGGTGGTAGCGATACCAAGAACGGAATAACCTTTTCAATAGGTCGAACTCACCTGTGGGATCAAGAAAGACTAGATGAAATTCTAGAGTTGACCCCTCGAGAGCAGTGGCCTCCATTTGTTCAACAAATCACCGAGTATAAAATCAATAACACAGTCTGGAATAAGTGGGCTTTAGCCAACCCTGGCTTGGCTGCACCGTTCCACAGTGCTCATTCGATAAAGCTTGGTGATGAATCAATTACAAAAATTGATAGCGATAAGTTAACAAAGGAGGACTAAATGTCCCTACTGAATCAGGTTACGAACAGGAACCAGGATTCTATCCCTGCGGTTCGGATGAATGTGCAAGGCACAGATGGTGTGGGTAAAAGCACCTTTGCGTCTAATGCTGAGAGATCAGTCATCATTCAAGCTGAAGACGGGTTGGAATTCATTGATGTACCAAGGTTCCCCTTATGCAATACTTGGAATGAAATCCTAGATTGCGTACAAGTTGTGGCGAACGAAGAGCATAACTACAAAACGGTTGTGCTCGATACCACAGATGCAGCCTCTACCTTATGCCAGCAACACGCCTGCGAGCAGAACGGATGGAAGAGCATTGAAACACCAGGGTTTGGCAAAGGCTTTACTGCCGAGAAAGAATACTGGCACAAGCTATTGGATGGATTTAATTTTTGTATTCGCAAAGGAATCAATGTGATTCTTCTGTCGCATGTACAAGAGAAGACCTTCAATGATCCCGAGAGGGAGCCTTATGATAGGTGGACAATGCGATGTCCAAAAGGTGTGAATGCCTTGATTAAAGATTGGGTTGATTTCAATTTATTTGCTAGTTACGAGACCAGTACGGTCAAGCAAGGATCAGATAAAGCGAGAGCAGTCTCATTTGGAAATCGAGCACTCTTCACCAAGTTCGCTGCCGCATATGATGCTAAGTCGCGCATAGAACTCCCAGATAAAATTGATTTTACTTGGGAATCTTTCTACGCGCATTACACCAAGGCTCTTTCAGCCAAGGGTACAACTCAAACGCAACAGGTTAAGGAGGCCACAGCATGAGTTTTTTCGATCAACAAGTAAACCTCTCACAAGTAGAGGACAAGAGCGGTGATTTCGCACCCGTCACAGAGGGCGAATACACTTTGGAAGCTACATCTTATGCAGAAAAGGTGTCTAGTAATAACAATGATATGCTTGAAATAGAGTACACCATTGTTGGCCCTAACTTCAGCGGTCGTAAGATATGGGAAACTTTTGTTAAGGGTCAGCCCGTTGCCTATGGGAGACTCAAGGGTTGGATTGTTGCAACCGGATTTTCTGGTGACCAGGATCTAAATTTGCCTCTTATTAACAGCGCCATGAATCGTAGATTCCAGGGCAATGTTTACATGGAGAAAGATGAGAAAAAGCAATATCCTGACAAGCCAAAGATCAAGTCGTTCTTAAAGCCACAGGCAGCGCCAGCTCAACAGCAAGTGCAGCCAATGCAGCAAGAACAACCTCAGTTCCAACAGCCTCCTGTTCAACAAGCACCTGTGCAGCAGCAGCCTATGCAGCAACCTGTACAGCAACAGCCTGTTCAACAGCCAGAGCAACAACCTGGTGGAGCAGCGCAATTCAACGCGCAGTGGTCGAAGTAATAGTTGTTTTCAGGATTGGCTCAAAAGAATTTCGGCAGAGTTTTTTTGATGCCAATCAGGATGTGATCGATGATTTCATCGGTCGCATCCGACCTGAAAACATTGTTAAAGTCGTGGAGAAAAACCATGGATTACAAAAAGAAGATGCAAGCAGTATCAAAGATCATACAACAACCAAACATGAGCCTTTGGGCGATTGATTATTGGAACGATGTGTACTTTAGGCTTGCTAAGGCAGAGATAAATGAAACTCAGAGAGTATCAAAAAGAATCCATTGAAGGCATCAAGCATTGGTTTGGAACTCAAACTTCCCCGCCATTGCTCGTACTGCCAACTGGATCAGGCAAGACTGTAGTCTTCGCCACATTGATTCAAAACCTATATCGGATAAACCCCAACAAAAGATTTTTGATCCTGGCTCATCGCCAAGAGTTGATTAGTCAGGCTCGAGACAAGCTATTAAGTGTCTGGCCGTGCGCCCCCTACAGCATTATGGCTGCTGGGTTAAAAGAATTTGATGCGAGCGCACCTATTGTTATTGCTAGTAGAGACACATTAGCTTCAAAGAAAAGACTACATGCATGCGAACCATTTGATTTGATTGTAGTTGATGAGGCCCATCATGTAGGTCCAGATAAAAACAGCCGGTATCGGAAAATACTTAGTCATCTCGAGGAGATTGGTGATCCATATGTCATGGGCGTAACGGCTACCCCTTATCGCATGGGCCAAGGAATGATCTATGGTATGGATGATGAGTACTATTTTGGTGGCGTTGCTCACCAGGTCACCATCCCAGAACTTATTAAGCAGGATTATCTGTGCAGGCTATCGGCCTTTGCTGTGGCAGACAGTGCAATCATCGACGCATCTTCTGCTCGATTAAAGTTTAAAGGTGGTGACTACCGAGAGTCAGATCTCGAAGTAATTGCCATGGAAGATAGCACCATAGTCCAGATCATTGATGACTGGATCGACAAAGCTTTCAGCAAAGGGAGGACCAGTTCAGTATTCTTTTGCGTCACAGTCGCTCATGCATACAAGATGTGTATGTATCTAAAGAAGAGTGGGATCAGGGCCGCTGCCATTACAGCAGAGACTCCAACTAAAGAAAGAATAAAGATACTCGAGGATTTTGAGTCAGGAGAGATCAATGCTTTGTGTAATGTAGCCGTACTTACTGAAGGATGGGACGCTCCGCGCACAGATTGTATCGCTGTATTACGCCCTACTAAATCTTTGGGGCTGTATGTGCAGATATGTGGCCGTGGCATGCGTACCTGGGAAGACAAGAAAGACTGTCTACTTCTAGATTACGGAGAGAACATGAAGCGCCATGGCTGTATCGATCGAGCCAAGCCAAAGAATAATAGAGATGAAACTGATGACAAGGTTTGGATATGTGACTCCTGCCTGGGTGTGAATGACTGGGATGAAAAGCATTGCTTTGAATGTGGAGAGCCCAAGCCTAGTCCTGAGATTAAGATTGAAGAAGCGGCTGAACAAACCGAGGGTGATGGCTTTGTGGATAAAGATGTAGCCGCAGCCAATGAGGCTGCTGAAGGTTATGTCCTGTCAGATGAGATGCAGGAAGTTGATACCAAGGAACAAGTCAAAGTGGTGAGTAATATCTCTGCTGAATTTGCAGTCTCAGCTAACGGTAATCCATATTGTAAGGTTAAGTTTGTGACATACGACACCTACTACCCTTACAGTATGTCTCTCATGATTGGCATGGCTGGCAAAGCAGGTCTTGCTGCTGAGAGAAAATGGAGAACATTAAGCCATAACAATTTATCGTGTCCAAACACCATAGAGGGTGCGGTAAATGAAATAAACAATGGTGCATTTGATTCGATTCAAGACATCGTAGTTAGAAAAGAGGGGAAATACTGGAATGTTGTCAACGCAAATTTTTGACCAGATAGATGAAAAGATTGTTGAGTTAGAGACTCGATACCGTAATCACCTAGGCATGAGTGGCATAGGGGATGACGATGAAAGAAAGCTTTGGTTAGGGTTCAGACACTGCCTTAATTCCAGTTTCGAGGGGCGCATGTTGAGATTATTTAACCTAGGACACCGCATTGAAGAGCAGGTTGTGGATGATATTAAGCGCACCAAAGTAATATCTGTAGCTGCTGAAGACCAAGATGGCAATCAGTTTAGTGCGTCACTTCTTGGTGGACACTTCGCAGG